TTTTTTTTGCTTCTAATTATTGAATAAAGAAGTTTAGTTCAATTTGTTCAACAACTCTTGTAGGTTGTAGAATAATATTAACATGGAATTTCTTTGTTTTCTTTTCGTAGTCCGTTGCTCCAACGTCTACTGAGTAACTATCCAAACCTCTTTTGTTTTTGATGACTTCAAGGAAATCAACAATTGAAGACGATACCTGTGTCCAGGTGATCTGATCATTTTGCTCAAAGATGAAGAAGCGACAGAATTGCTCAATCGCTCTCTTACAATAAAGAACAAGTCTTACGATGTTCAGATCTTGTAGGGCACTTGGTTTCGCCTGTGATGTTAATTGTCCCCAAACAACATACCCCGCTGAGAACTTCACAATTGGGTTTAGTTGTTTCAAGTACATTTGGTCACGCTGACCCAATCTTGGATTATATCTCAATTCCTTAATTGAATCAATTGAACCTCTATTAAATCCAGCAGCTGCAAACCATAGTTCTGCTACGTTGTCATTTCTTGGAATCAAGTATGACATATGGTAAACAGGTGAGAACCAAATATCTTCGCCTGTAAATGCATCAGATACTTTGTTATAACATTCATATAGAGCAACATAAAAGTTATTGAAAGTATTTGTATTGGTTCTAGTTGAAAGTGCTAAATTAACAGAAGCGTTGTCACCATTGTCAAGAATACCAACAGCATCACGTCTTGTTTGACACAATGTGCTGATTGCAGTCTTAACATCTGCTGGGTACCCTGCATCATATACAAGGGTAAAGTAAATGTTTTCTGTATCAAGAATTTGGTCATCAATCAATCCTGAGTAACCTTGTTCAAGAAGCGTTTCTGCTTCAGTGGTATTTAGACTTCCGTCCGCATTAACCAATGAACCTTCAGATCCTTTTCTCAGTGGTGTAGGTTCAGCAGAAGTAAACGCTTCAGCTACATTGCCATTTGATTGTTTGATCTGATATGAAACAACAGAATTAACATCGAAACTTGAAACAGCTCCGTTCCATCCTGGTGTTCCTGCTGTAAGGATTCTATCAGGATATACGTCAATTGCATCACCATCAAAACCACCAGATGCTCCTAACCATCCCCAAATTGAATTACCTTTTGCATCCTTAGCTTCAACAACATACTCAGCATTTCCAGTAGCAGGATTAGTTTCCCAATCTTCAAACTCTTGTTTGTTATCTGTAATTGTAGCTGAACCAGCTGTTAAATCAACAGTAACTGTACCAATGTTTTTGTCATATACTTTAGAAACAAGATTGAATCCATCAGTATATTCACCGTTTGCTAATTCCATATAGAATCTCAACACAGATGAATATGTTGATAGAATACTACCGATGAAGATTGAATCCCCACCATTATCTACTGCAAAAGGATCAAACGATACATCAAATGACTCGATAATAACATCTTCACCATCTGATTGTTTTTCATAGATGTCCAGCACATATACTCCATATAGAGTTGGATTTGAATGTTGTGTAAATCTAACTGCTAAAGAGTTGTACCAATCACCTCTACCAATAGGAACTAAGAATCCCAATGGTTGTACATCACCGACAGTTGCCAGGTTTGTTGTAATTTCTGCTTCTGAATTAATACCATCAACATAAGTAATTGTAACACTTGCAGTTGCATCAGCCGCAGCCAATTTTGCATCAATTCTCATGTTTGCATATGTAGCATCGTCTGGCAAACATCTCATCCAATATAACGCACCCGATTCACCTAAGTGATTGTATGCAAGATATGGACCTTGACCGTAATTTTTTGTGTAATCAGTAATTCGTGGTTCGCCCCATTCGCTGATCAAATCAGCTCTTGACCCAACGAATATTACTTCGTTGTCTCGACCTTTTCTTGAAAAACCACACAAGAACCCAATTGTAGATGGGACCGCTTGTACAAATGTTGACAGGTCGATAATTTTTGTAAAAACACCCGGAGATACATTAGCCATGATCTCTTTCCTCCGATTAATATATAATTTTCTCTAATAGTTTGGCTCTCTAATTTAAGTTTCCTTTCCTCTCCAGGTCTAAGCTAAAAAAATCCTTTTGATATTCAATTCCTTTTAAACGTATAAGTACCATACAAAGATCAAACGTCTTTCCGCTGTTTTGATCAATGATGGGAATGTAACTCTTGCAAATAGACTGAATTGCCCACTATATCCACCTGTGGCACTAGCCGCAGAGAATAAACCAGCTTCACTTAACTGTTGTCCGTTTGCGTCATTCACTCCAATTGTAGTTGTAATTTTTATCACTAAATATCTATCATCATTTAAAATATCTGTTTGAAACTCAATTTGGTTTGTTGGTTCTTGGTCAAAGATTTTCTTATAAAAACCCGTTGATGGGTAAACGTATGAATCTGCAGCTCTAACTTCTCCAGCTGTATGAAAATCTGCATAAAGAGCAGAGGTTGTATCGCTTACCATTACAGGAGAATATAAAAACTCATCATCATTGATTGGTGGAGTTGGATCAAGAGGATCAGCGGGTCTTACACCGCCATCTCCAACACCAAACCATTGGACCCATTCATCTTTTGTTGGAGTCACGTTTGCATTGTTGAGGTTAACTAATCTCTGTGCCAACATTTCTCGCCCAAGATAAACAACCAAATTGCTTTTATGTACCAGTTTTTCTCTACCGTCTTCACGTTGTTCATAGATAAGTACTTCGCCTTTTGGCCTTCTTTCAACCGGCTTGTTTACATTAACTTGATCAACTAGACAGTTGTCACCATACGATTCCCGTATTAGAATCTTTGTGTCTTTGACCTTTTCCATAATCAGTTTCCTTCTCTCTAATAAAGTGAGGTTTTACTTTATATTTTGTTCTGAATTTGTTACCTGTTTAGTAATGCTGACGAAAAATAAAGGGTATAATCAAGTAAAGCTACATCTGTTTAAATGATTATACCCTTTAGAAATTACTCTAAATAGGTTCCACAATTTGGGCAGTATTTAAATGAAGATTTAGATACTTTACCACAACTCGAGCAAGTTAATTTAGATTGAACTGTCAATGGAGCTTGAACAGGAGTATTTGTATTATTATCAATTCCCTTCATTCTAATAATAATAACTTCAGCTGGATCAAGATCCCCAATTGTTCCGTATCTGAAATCCTGTCTTATTTCGCTTCCCTTAACAGTGATTCCTTCATCATCCAAAGGAGCTCCTAAAGATTCTGTCCCCAATGAGTCCATTGTTACATTAGAGTAGAAAGCACTTTGTACTGGTTCCCCACCCTTTGAGTTATTCATTGTAAATGATGATTGAGCCATTCCTCTAACACCGTCGCCTGATGAACCACCAACAGATCCGTATTTTATTGTAGAGTCGCCAGTAAACCAATTATTGTGATTCCAATGATAATGATCGTACTCATGGTGATGATGGTGATGATGGTGATGGTCATGATCTTCGAGAATAACTTTTCTGATAGGTTTATCTTTTTCATATGCAAACTCCACTCTAATCATTCCATCATCAATTTTATCGCCACGATGCTCTTGTATTTCTTTTGTTTTTTTGATAAACTTAAATTTGTTTGTTGCTGTTGTACCTCTTAAGAATCCTTCTAATTCTGTACTTGTATTTGGATTCAGAATCAACGCACTGTAATCAAGAACATCTTGTCCATCAATGTTAATTTTAACGGATGCCTTTCTTGCACTGAGATTTTTTAAATAAATTGAATACTCTGAACCAAATGGAAGGTGGACAAAATCATCTCTCATTCTCAAAATTTTGCCGTTACACTTTACTTCTACGACGAACGCATCTTTGTATGTCATGGTCTTTCTCCTTTTACAGGTCATGGACTAAGACCTCAAATTTTATTTTGCTTAAAGTCCATTGGTGAAAATCACCCTTTTATATTTGTTCTAACTATATATATAAATTAGTGATAGGACAATAACCGAAAATTTTATATAACTTGTATATGGGGGGGGATTATGAGTCGGAAGTTTAATGTTCAAATGTTAGAGTACGATGGTCGAGTCTTCCTTAATAAACATGACATACTTAACTTTCTTGAGTCAGTTAGAGCATCATCACTATCAATCGAGTGT